TCCTCTTAAAGGTATATCTTCATCTCTAGGTGCTAGGTCTGGTATTGGATTACCACTAGGATCTACAGGAGCATTATGTTGACTAGGATCATGTGATCCCTTCTCTAAAAATCTAGGAACCCCATTAATGGTCATAGTAGGTGTATGTATGCCGTGTGCCAGCTTCATACCTTCCATATTTCCTACCTGCCCCATACTCCCTAACCCTACTGCAATAGGTCTAGGATTAGTACCCTGTGATGGATTTAAATTAGGCAGAGGTCTTCCTTCTTTTTTATAAGCTTCAATTAGTCTATTCATATCTTGAGGAGTTATTCCCCGTGTTGAACTTAAAGCTCCTTGAAACATTCCACTATTTCCTGGTCCTGCCCCGCCACCAAAATTAAACATGATTTACACCATACTTTTTCTAATATTCTACTCTTCGTTTACTTCATATCTAAAAGGATCATTCAATCTATTCAAAACTAAACCTGGTCCTTTTACATTCCATTCAATCAAATCTCCATCTATCCAGCCTAATTCATTATGTATTTCTTCTGGTAAGTTTAATGATAGCTCACCGTCTGAGGCTTCTTTTACTTCTAAAACATAACTCATTTGTCTATAAGCTTTTCTACTAGTTTATCAAGCTTATTATGTATTGCTCTGAAATGATCATTCATTTCTTGCAGTTCTCTAACGAAATCCACTTTTAAAACATACTCCAACGGCATACGGTTTACATGTTCTTCCAAAGCATTAATACGTAATCTTTGGTTCTCTACTGTTTGTATAGCATCCTTTAATCTTTCACGATGCCTTTCCAAAACTTTACCAGCTACCCAACTTCCCCCTGTTAAGGAGGATATTACAGCACTGAAAATAACAGCAATATACTCAGGTCCCATAGTTATATTATAACCCTCTACTAAAAGTCTAAATGAAGTTGACCTTTACGGGCTAATCCATTTACAAGCCAAACTAAAGCATCAACACAGTCGTCATGCCCACTAACCCCGAAATTAGTTAATTCTTCAAACATGTTTGTAAAATTTCTAAACCTATTAAATATGATCTTTCTATCTTCAAACATACCCATTATCCCTCTAAAGCGAGCAAGTTTATCTGCTCTGAATCCTTTTACAGGATGCCAAATTAAATTATACAAACCTTCGTTGGTTTGACATACTCTTTTGAAATCAGCTTCTAAAGATGCTTGATATTGGACAGCCTCTGACCAGATGTCACATGTAGAGTAGGTAGGAAAATAATTTTCATTTGCATCCTTACCTATTATTGACCAGTCATATAGAAGCTCTTTTAGGGCATCTAATTTTTCTAGGTTACCCATAACCCTAATACGTCGATAATCAATTATGTGAATACGATCTTCTACACGACCACCAAGAACCATGACTGTATAATCATTTCTTTCTTTTACACCAGCTGATAAATCAACCCCTATTCCTAACGTATCAAACTCGGTAGATATCTCTGCTTTAACAATTAATTCTGGAGCTAATGATAATTCATTCTGTCTAACTATCTGATTCATGTATTGGAAAGAGAAAGCTATAGGTGCCTGTCTTTTTTTCTCTTTTAAATATTCAAGTGACCACATCTCTGGCCAATAGGATTCTTCTTCTCCTGTTTTGGAATCGTTCAATATTGCCGATAAAATAATCTGTGTCCAATTATTCTGTTCATTAAAAGTAGTAGCGTGAATATCGTCATGTCTAAACCTAGTTCCTAAACATATAGCCCTAGCTCCTTCAAACATAGTAGGTGCTATAACAGCATTCCAGTTTTCTTTCATCTGATTTCTAATATCTGGATTAGCAATATCAGCTGATGATTTTATAGCGTCATCAATCATAACTAAATGAGAACGCTTAGATGTAACTGAACCTTTCAATCCAGCTGCACATAATGTAAATTGTTCTTCACCAGTAGTATCTATACCTGCAAACTTATGATCTATTGACCAATATTCATTACTGGTTACGTTTTTAAGTAATCTTACTTTTGGAAATACTTCCTGATATCTTTTACTTTCTATAATTCTTTTGATAGTTGCAGACTTAGATCTAGCAATATCCACGGTGTAAGACAGATACAAGACCTGTAAAGGCTGTTTAGCCTGTGTATGAATACCAATAGCCCAAGCGGTTAATAATCCTAATACAGTAGATTTAGCTGACCCTCTAGGAGCTAGTAGATCAACATTAGGTCCTGCAATCTTTAATAAACAGCTACTATCTTCATTAGTAACAAAATGTCTATGCCAAGTCTTATGATGTTCTGCTGGTGGTTTATCAGCTACGTATTCACAAAAATATCCAAAATCTTCTCTGGCTTTCAGTAATGATTCTTGATTTTTAGGTTTCTTAATCTGTTGCTTACGAGCCGCTGCTTTAGCGTTACGTCTATAAGCAAGGTGGGTATAAGAAGGCACTAATCAATAATTAAGCTACTATTAAATACTAACTTACTTCTTATCTTTTGGCTTCTCTGCTTCTTTCTTATCTTTATAAGTCTTAGCTGCTTTCTTAGCTTTCCTGGCTTTCTCCAAAGCTGCAGTACGCTTCTCTTTATCGCTCATCTTAGAGCCATCTTCCTTCTTTTCATTTTTATTTTTAAAGTACTCAAGAAGCTGAGGTGGCATTTTTTTCTTAGCCATTATGCAACAGTTTTATTTATTCACTTCTCCTTATTTTAACTGTACTATTCTTCCAGCTGCATTCTTGCCCAGACACTCATTGTCGCTTCTTCTAGGGGTGTTTCTATAGGATCATCCTTGAATATAAACATTAGCTCTCTGATAGCACGGTCTGCACCAGCCATAAGCAATCCTTTACGATCTCTCATGTTAGTGAAACTCTCTATTTCAGATATAGTACTTCTCAATTCTTTCTGCATCTGTGCAATTCTTCCTACACCTGCATCTCTTTTGACAACCCCGTTCTCAATGTCTTCTCTTAGCTTTCTTATATCCTCTTGCATTTCATCTATTTCATATAATAACTTCTTCCTATGATCTGGTTTTTTATAGTTAGCCTTTATCCATAAGTCACATGGAGCTATGCTGCCTTCATATCCTAGAAATCTAGAATACAGATAGGCTTCAATAATGGAATTATTATCAGATACAAAAGAACAAAAAGACTCCTGTGTTGCGGAGTCTAAGTTATCTACCCAGTTATTGAATAGATCAATATCTATAAGCTGATTGGGCCTGTTTACGATCTCTTTCTTCGTCTCTTTCAGAGAACTTTTGCCTTTGGGCATCGGTTGCTCTGGTCTCTTCACCACCTTTGCCAATCGTTTTCCGTTCTTGTTCACCAGCATCCTCCATTTTCTTTTTGGAAAATTCGTAAGCTACACCAGCTGCTTGTCTGTACTTATCCAGATCAAAATAATCGTCTGATTCGTAAGTTGTGTCAACAGCCATTTCAGTAACCTATGCTAATAATAACAAATTAGAAATTGCTCATCATGTTAGCAAGACCACCTGCGAAGATATCTCTACGACCTTCTACAGACTTTTGTCTTTGCTGACGCTTTTTAGAGTCTTCTAGTTTTGTTAACAATTCTTGGAACCTGTTAATATCAAAATAATTGTCGGTATTCTCGTCCATGGACTTAGGAATTTAGTGTCTCAATTTATTATAACAATAGGTAGTCTTCTAGAAATTGAAACCACCTAATAATTTATACATATCACTTGCTTGACCAATTTTAGCTATATCTTTAGCACCTTCGTTTTTAATCCTCTGAGTCTCTTTATCAATATCTCCCTGAAGATTAGTCAAACCAGCACTAAATAAGAATTTTCTAGTATCTCTAATATTCTGTTGTTGAGATTCTAACTCTGCAATAGTTCTTCCCTCTGAGAAATAATCTGCAAACTGTTCTCCAGTTGTAATGTTTACGTTAGTTTTATCTGCTAAGTCTCCACTGTAACTAGGTAGTAGAGAAGCGTCAAAATTAAATCTACGTTTTCCAGTTCTATTACCCTCCTCATCCGTAGTCTGCTTACCATACATGGTGTCATAGTAATTATCTAAATAATTGTCATTAAACTTCTTAGTATATTCGCTAGAGGATTTAATGGAATCTCTAAGACCTTGTATGCCAGCTCCTCCATAAGATTGAAGCTGTAGATTAGACATAGCACCGGAGAGTTCATCCTCGGTAGCTTCTCTTCCTAATAAATCTTTATAAGCAAGTTGTATTCCAGAAGTACGCTGTTGACTTAATAATCCTCCTTCTCCCTGATACATGTCCTGAAGGTTAGATAAGTATTGACCAGCTCCTTTAGTCGGGTCTGTATACCCAGGATCGAAAGTAAAGGTTTCTTTACTCTCATCCTCTTCAGTATCAGGATCGTCTTCTACGCCTGTATCTCTTGTTTCAGGTGTAAATCCAGCAGTAAGATCGTACTTATCTATATAGCTCTGCAGCTTATCCTGTGCTCCTTGAAAACTTAGTAATCCGGATTGTAATTGACTAGAAGTACGATTATACAAATCGGTTAATCCTTTGGCTCCAGACTTTCTTCTTGTTAAGTCTTTAGCTGCTGCCTCTTCTCTTTCTTTTTGGGCACGTTCGTCTAATCTAGTTTCACGCTCTTGCTGGTATTCTAAATACTTTTCAAAGCTATCATCCTTTTCTATTTCAGGAGCGTTATATACTGTTCTACTTCCCATGATACCTCCTAAGCTGACCTACGTATTGGACCAAACATGCCTTCCATGGCAGCCTGACGTTCTACCCTAGATTTCTCTAGATCTCTTTTAAACTGTCGTTGTTTCTGTTCTCTAAATAAAGGATTTTCTCTCATGCCTAGCATTGCTTCAAAATCTCTTATATTAGCTCCTCGTTCCAAATCACGCTTTCTAGTTGAGTCAAATATACTAGCCCTCTTTTGTCTTTCAAAATCTAAGTCTGCTCCATATCCATAATCTGCAACATTCTGTCCAATGAACTTAGCTAGGTTACCTTTCCTAGCCTCTCTATTCAGCATTACATTTTTCTGTAGCTGATCAGCAGAAGCATCCATCTGAGCCTGTGCAGCAGCAGACTGTGCTCTAGCACCAATTATGCTACCACCTAAGCTAAATAAACCTCCAGCTATTGCTCCGAACATATTGCCTCCTCCAAAGGGCTTTGACGAAAACATTGAGATATCACCTGTACTAGGTAATCCTCCTCCTAGTGCTCCATACGGATTTGACCAGGTACCTAATGCCATTCTACTACCTGAAATATTTACCAGCTATTTTTTGCTTGGTAGGATTTGACTCTAATACTCTATTTTGAGCAGCCATGGCTCCCATGTTTGCTATGGTCATTCTGTTAATTTCTGCAGCTGCGTCCATTGCGGCCTGACTGCCTATTAAAGGAGATAAAGCTAGGTTCGAGATCCCTGTTCTTAATGCTGCTTTATCTCTAGCTTTTTCACTTAAATCTGCTATTTCTCCTAATAGCTGTTTGTTTTCTTCTAGATAGTTTCTTTCATCTTCTTTTTCATCCTTTTCATCTTTTTTTCCTTTATTAAGAAAAGAAAACATACTTGTAAATTCCTCTTGGTAAGGAAACTGTCCTTGAGTAATGTCATAGTTTATTCTAAGAGGAGCTGGTAAAAAATCCTTAAATGATACACCATCATATAATTTATTTAGTAAGGACTCTTCCCCTGAACCTTTTGCCTTATTCAGAAAATTTTCTAAGAAATTAGCTCCTTTCAGATTTTTTCTATTCTCTTGTAACTCTTCAACTGATGAACCTCTTCGTGACATCTTAATTACCTAGGATAAATATTACCGAGTAGCTGTCCAGCCATTTGAACTTGAGTTCCGATCAAATCTCTTTGGAACTGCTGCTGTCTAGCTTTCTCCATAATAGGTAAGAGTTCTTTCATTCTTAACGCTTCTAGCTCAGCTGCTCT